GTAGACAAAATCAGAGGTCATTTACAAAGTATCATGACAAGTGGAAAACTATCTCAGGACGAGATAGACCAATTAAATAAACGAAGTTAAGCTAACGCAACTTCAAATTCGTCAACCATGAAAGGAACGATATGTCAGAAGCACAAAACATAGATGGTGCTGCCGAAAAGATTTCAGGATTATTGAATCCAAAAGATCAACAAGAAACTGAAACTAAAGCAGAACCTTCAGAGCCTGTAAGTACTGAGACACAGGAAACTCCAGAGAGCCAAGCTGAGTCTGAAGCAGCTCCAGTTGAGCAGGAAACTGAAAATACTGAGGTAACAGAAGAAACACAAACAGAATCACAAGAACCTAATCTCCACCGATTAAAAGTTAATGGTCAAGAGATTGAGGTAAGCCTTGATGAACTGAAAGCTGGATATTCTAGAGACTCAGATTATAGACAAAAAACTCATACTTTAGGGATGGAAAAGAGAGATCTTGAAGCCCAAAAGAATAGTTTGCGTCAATCTTATGATGCGAAACTAACAGAGTTGAATGAACTTATAGCAACTGCTGACGCAACTGTCAGACAACAACAAGGAAGTCAAGATCTTCAACGATTATACGAAGAAGATCCTACACAAGCTGCAAAGTTAGATTTTGAATTAAGGCAAAAACAAGTGCAACTTAATGAAATGAAAACTAAAGCTAGAGAAGCTCAGGCTAAACAATACAATGATTTTCTTGAAACACAGCGAGAGTTAGCAGCAACAAAAATACCAGAGTATAGCGATCCAAGTAAAGCAGATCAATTCAAACTTAATATGCGTAACTCACTTAGAGGATATGGATTTAATGATGAGGAGATCGGATCACTTGCAGACCATAGATTTTTAATGGTTGCAAAGGATGCAATGAGCTATCAATCTTTGAAAGATAAAAGACCTATCGTTCAAAAGAAAGTAGCAAATGCTCCAAAGGTTGTTAAACCTGGTGTTGCAAAGTCATCAGCGAGTTCTGGTAGAGAGCAAATAAGAAATAAAATTGGCAAGGTTCGTAAGACAGGAAACATTAATGATGCTTCTTCTGCGATTCTTGACATTATTAATCTTAAATCTCAACAAAGGAAATAAACAATGGCACAGCCAACAAATACATTTGATACGTATGATAGTGTAGGTGAAAGAGAAGATCTTTCTGACGTTATCTATTCGATATCACCAACTGATACGCCATTCATCAGCTCAGCAGCTAAAACAAAAGCTACTGCAGTTCTTCACGAATGGCAAACAGACTCATTAGCAGCAGCAGTTACTAACAATGCTGTTATTGAAGGTGACGAAGCAACTTTAGATGCAGTTTCACCAACTTCTAGACTTTCTAACAGTTCACAGATTATGGACAAAACAGTTGTAATCACAGGAACACAAGAGTCAGTTGACAAAGCAGGTAGAGCATCTGAGTTAGCATACCAAATTGCTAAGAAAGCAAAAGAGTTAAAAAGAGACATGGAAGCTACAGTAACTGGAAACATCCAAGAAGTAACAGGTGGATCTGGAACTGCTAGAAAAATGGGAACATTAGGATCATGGATTGAAACTAATGACGTTTTCGGTGCAGGTGGAGCTTCAGGTACTGCTGGTAATACAGCTAGAACTGATGGAACTCAAAGAGCTTTCACAGAAGCACAATTAAAATCAGTAATCAAATCAGTTTGGAATGAAGGTGGTGAACCTAGCATGATTATGGTAGGACCATTCAACAAACAAAAATTATCAGGATTTACTGGTAATTCAACTAGATTTGATGCAGGTGCAGACGCTACATTATACACTTCTGTAGATGTATACGCATCTGATTTTGGACAGTTACAAGTTGTTCCTAACAGATTCTCTAGAGATAGAGATGCTTATGTGTTAGACATGAACTACTTCGCAATAGCGTTCCTAAGAGACTTCACTATGCATGAACTTGCAAAAACTGGAGACTCTGAAAAGAGACAGCTTTTAGTTGAAGCGACTTTAGAGTCAAGAAACGAAAAAGCATCTGGATTAGTTGCAGACTTAACAACATCATAATAATTAG